CCGATAGCCTATCGCTGTGTTAGCATTACCATTTACAGAGCTTAGTAATGAGTTAGTTCCAACAGCCGTGTTACCTAGTGGAGATGTAAGTGTACCTGCTTTAATAGTAAACCCACTACCTGTGCCACCACCAATACTAGCAGTAGGACAAGTCATTATAGTTGTTGTATCTTTAAATCTAGTACCACCAGACACTAAAGTAACAGTAGTTACTGCACCGCCCGATACAGTAATGTTTACAATTGGGTATGTACCACTACCACTTACTTCTGTTCCTGAAGAGTATGTTAGTTGAACATTATTGTATGTTCCATCGTTATACAGATTAGTACCATCATTACCAACTAAATCTGCAAAGGCACTAACGGTTGTAGTTTGATTAGATAATGAACTTCTCCCTACTGCAACAGAATCATTTCCAATAGTATTTGCTGTTAATGATTGAAACCCAACTGCTGTATTAGAACTACCTGTAAAGTTAGATGCTAATGCTTCAAATCCTATGGCTATACTACTACCCCCAGATAAATTTCGTCTTAAACTATCTCTACCTACTGCTACGTTATTAATGCCTATAGTATTTTCATTTAAAGCAAAACGACCAACTGCGGTGTTACTACTACCAGTTGTATTTGCGGATAAAACATTAGAACCAACCGCTGTATTAGCCCCAGTACCAGAATTTGCCCCAGTCAAAGCATTATTTCCTACTGCTATGTTGTCTGTAAGTGAATTAACACCTTTCCCTACTCTAACTGTATTAACAGTAGCATCATTCACCACAGTTAATGCACCATTAAGTGTTGTGGTGCTTGTTCCTGCTGTAGAGCCAATAGCGATATTGGTTGTAGAACCTGCTAAACCACCTGTACCAATACTTAATGTTTTAGTTGCGCCTGATGCAGTTGCATTTGCTTGTATATTAGTAGTTTGTGTGCTTGTGCCTCTGCCAAATGTTAATGTTCCCCCACCCCCAACATTCCCAAGAGTAATGTTGGTTTGTCCCGACCCATTTGTACCAATATTGACTGTTTTAGTTGATGTTGTATTAGCACCTGTAGCAATATTAACTGTCTGTGCGCCTGTGGATTGCCCAAGTGTTATTGCACCTGTAGCATTTGAACCACCAATTAAAATAGTTCCTGTGCTTTGGTTTGTGCCACCAATTGATAAATTGCCTGTAGTTTGATTTGTAGCAATGTTTTGATTACTTGTCGTTGCACCTGTTAAGTTTAATGTGCTACTTGCTGTAATCTGTGAAGTAAAATTAGCATTATTAAATGCTGTAAATTGCTGCCTTATGATTAATGGTGAACTAATATCAACAGTATTGTAAGCATCACCACCTAATTGAACATCACCATTAATAATAGTAGAAGTGCCAGTTTCATATTCAGTAGAGTATGTGCCAATAGTTATTGAACCATTTGGCACATCTCCAATAGTTATTACACTTGCTTGACCACCTCTACCAATATTTACAGTATTTGCTATTTCTGAAACACCTTGCCCAATGTTTACTGTATTGGCTGGGTTTCCAGCAGTAGCCGCCCCTAAATTAGCATTGCCAGTAATTGTCGGGCTGTCACTTAACACAACACTACCTGTGCCTGTAACATCTTTCCAAGTAGTATCATAATTAGTTGCACTTGCCTTAGCTAAGACTTGTCCAGTCGTACCCCCAACAATAACTCCAGGACCTGTAGCGCCTGTTGCACCTGTTGCGCCAGTAGCGCCAGTAGCTCCCGTTGACCCTGTTGCACCTGTTGCGCCAGTAGCTCCAGTAGGAACACCAAGTGTCAATACTTTAGTAGACGTATTAAAAGAAGAGGTGGCAGAAGCACCTGGAGAAAGGGTAGTAGCAGTAGATGTTATTGCACTAAAAGCAGTATCTACATTTGTAGAAGCACTTGCTGCCGAAGTAGCCGCAGCCGTTGCACTATTACTTGCATTGGTTGCCTGTGTTGTAGCTGTAGAAGCAGAGGCACTTGCATTACTTGCTTGAGTAGATGCTGTAGAGGCACTGGCTGCCGCCTCCCCTGCTTTGGTTGTAGCAATGCCAGCTTGAGTAGTGGCAGTAGTTGCAGATGCAGTTGCAGTTGCAGCACTTGCCAATGCACTATTTTTACTAGCTAAAGCATCCGCTGCCGCTTGGGTAGCTGCTAACGCTTGTGTAGTTGAATCAGTAGTTGCATCCCCCGAACCACCTGGACCCCTGAAGATAGCCATGTTTATTCCTTAACAGGTTTAACTACTTTAACTTGCTCTACTGGTTGTACTTTTTCCACTACTTCTTCATATTGTGGGTGTTTACGCATATCAGCAATATCATGCTCATATTCAAAATTAACAACTGTACCACTTACCAAACATTTAAACTTAGCCATTTACTTCTCCTTGTTATATTTAGAAACACTTATTAAATACCCCTAAATATAACCCCTCCGAAGAGGGGCTATGTATTACTTAACTACTATGCTGGAACAGCTAGTGCAAAACAAGAGTTATCACGTAGCTCAGCAACACCATACAATGTATCTGCAGTGTAAAGAGTACCTAAGTATTCTTGTTTGTATTGAGTTTGTGAACGAACACCAACTTGTTCTACTAGGACAGCAGCATCCATGTGACCAAGAAGAGCAATACGAGCACCACCAGTAGCAGTATCACAGTTAGATGAAACAAACACTGGGATACCATACAAGTTACCAATTTCACCATTACGGATTGTGTTGTTATTACCAACTTCACCAACAAATGCTTGCTCAGTGTAGCGAGATAAACCCATTAAAGTGTTACGGCTTGAAGGAGGAATCATAAAGAAACGACCATCCATTGGTACGTCATTGTCATCAAGACGTTGGATAGTACGACGAATTGCAGCATCTGTCAAAGCTGAAGCATTGCTTGTACCTGATGTGTAAGCAGTAGTACCATCACCACCAATAAAAGCACCACCATAAGTTACACCAGAACCGCCATTAAATGTACGACCTAGTTGAACTAATGAAGTGTCAACTTGTTTAGCTAAAGCATAACCAGCATCTTCTGTGTAGAAACGACGTAGTGAAGATAGTGCTTGTACTTCTACGATGTCTTCGATTAAACGTGAATATTCGTAGTGTTGGTTGATAGTAATTACTTTGTCTGTTTCAGTTGCAACAATAAGGTTTACTTGTGCGTTAGCTGCTTTAAGAGAAGCATCACCACGAGTAGGAGAAGGAATACGAATTGCATCACCTTTCTTACCTGTGAAAGACATCTTCTTAAATAGGTTAGCTGCAACTAAACTCTTTTTGTATGCAGCAATAATCTCGTCACTCCAAATTTCTGGGATGAACGTATTTGCGGTTGTTGTTGTAATATTGTTATTGTTACCAATAGCTGCCATGATAATTCCTTTTCTATAATGTTAGACTACTCGACCCTCTCGGTAGGCTGCCATAATCTCTTGAGACATAGCATCGTATCGGTCTGGATCAGTTTGCATAAGTTTAATAATATCGCTTCGACGATATTTCTTTTTAGAAACAGATTCAGAAGAGTTACTAGTACCTACATCTGCTGTCTTGAGTTGGTTATCTCTGTCTAGTTTTGAGGTAGCTATTGCTTTATTAGTGACTGATTGTCGTTCTTGCCATGTTGATAATAATTCCTCAGCTGAATCAAAGTCAAAGTTATTTTCAGCTCTAACAAATAGTTCTGAACGTACTTTAGATTTATTAATCCACTCTGCAAAAGACGGATCAGAAACAATCTCCATATAGTTAGGAAATTGATTTGCAATCTTTGTTAGTGTCTCTGTTCTTTTCATGGACAGTGACGCTTCTTTTGCCTGCTTAATAGCAGGATGATTATCAATGGCTCGATTAACTGTTGACTTTGGATCAACAAAGAAATCACCATCTTCTAATTCTGGTTCTTGTGTCTTTAAGTCTTTCGATGTTTGTGTCTTAATAAAGTCATCTACAACTTTACGTAGTTCACCTACTTCACTTCCTTGCTTACCAATTAACTTCTCAGCTTCTTGGTGCATTGCAATAATTTCTTTAGGTGTTTTTCCACGATACTTCTCTGGTAAGTCTTCTTCTACAGGGGGAGTATAAACCTCTTCCTGTACAATTGGATCATCCAAAGAATCTGTAATTGTACTGCTTTCTAAAACGTCATCTAATACTTTTGCCATACTATTTCTCCTGTGCTTTTAGCATTGTAGGAAAGAAACTAAATTCTTGGCGGATCTAATCTCTTTGAGCAATTGGTTTATGCTTGTTTGCCCAGGCGATTGCCGCACCTGGAAAGCTTCCTGAAATCCCCTCTAAACTAATTCGGGGTGCACTAATAAGTTTATCAGCGTCCGAACCACACAGAGGGCATGTAGAAGTTTGTTTGTATTCCGTCAACTCTTCAAAACTTTCTTTACAATCTTGACACTGGAAATCAAACAGCTTCTTCATCTTGCAACTCCTTATAAGTTTGTTCTGAAACATTCTTCAAGTTCAACACCCATTGGAGTATATCTAATTGCCCTTTTCGTTTGTATAAATCTTCTACAGAGTTAACTGTATTCACTTGAACATACACATCGTGCAGGGCTTGTACATCTTCTATGAAATTAGACCAACCCTTTGTTGCCATAGTTGTAAATCTATCTTCATAATAATCTTGTAATTCTCTATCCATGCTATTGTATTCTCCGTTTCTTTGTGGTATAATAGCAGTTACTTTAATTAGTATAACATAAATTAGTTATTTTGTCAAG